CAGGATCATGCCCACGCTCATGACGCCGATGCCGATCACGCCGGTGTAGTTGATCGCCACCGTGCGCAGGGCAAAGTATTCTGAAGCGCGACGCGAAAAATCACGGCGAGAAAGCGCGATAAATAGGCCGCACTTTAATTGCGCAAGGGAAAACTGAATTGCGCACGGGGAAATCAGAACTCAAACGCTGAGTAAATGAGCAGCCGCAGCGTACCGACCAGCGACGTGCCGCAATACGCGTTCCCAGTGAGCAGATTTTCATAGCCCGTGTTCGGTGCGGCGGCGGGAATATCGACAAACAGCAGCGGGCCGTCTGCTTTGACGGATTCTCCGTTGGTCGGCGCCGTGGACCACGACCATTGCCACAGCACGCCAGCGACCTGAGCTCCAAGCGGGACGCCAATCAAGCGCAGCGTGTAACTCGGGCTAGCGCGAGTCGAGACCGCGACGACAGACAGATATTCAGGCCCTGCTTCGACGGACGGGTGAGCGTACCCCCAGCCTATGCCGGTCACGAACGGGGGGAGCTCAGCCCACCGAACGCCAGAGACGTCGCACCCAGCGGGCTCGGGATCAGGGTCCGGGTCCGGGTCAGGGTCGGGCGGAACAAGCAGCGGCCGCGCGGCCGGCTCGGAATCGAGGCGCTGCAGGCGGATCGACAGGCCCAGATTGGGCGTGCGCTGGACCACTCGCTTCATACCACCACCTCGATATCGAAGGGGCTGTAGCCCGCCATGTATACAGACAGCGAGTGCGCGCCGCGCTCGGTGCGGAACTGCACGCGCCCGAGCGCATCGGTCTCGCGGGTCTCCTGACCGTCCAGCGTCACTGCGGCACCGGCCAGGGGGTTGCCGGCCGGGTCGCTGATCGTGAACGTGGCCACACCGTCCCGGAACGTCACGCTGTCGTCGGGCCGCGCAGCATCCACGGCCTGCGCGCGCTGGATCATCTCGATCCGCGGCGCGCTGCCCGCAGGCATCCACGCGACCAGATCGAGCGTGCCGCGGCCGCGGTCGCGGGCCGTGCTCAGCACCAGGGCAGAGCCTGCAGGCACGCGTGGATGATCGACCGCGACAGTGTCGCCCGGCGCGATCGCGAGGTATGCATCCACGGTGGCCCGCAGCGTCCAGCCCGGCCGCGCGATCATCGCGAGCCGGGCCTGCGCGATCGCCAGGGCATCGCGCGCCGTGCGCACCGCGCCCATGTCGAGCTCGACCTCCAGCCTGCCATAGGACTGCACGGCATCCGGGGCGGATACGGTCACGGCCTGCCGCGCGCCGCCGGTCGCCCAGTCGTACCCGAACGCCGCCCGCGCCACCGTGGCCAGCTCGCCGGCGGTCGCCTCGGCGGAGATCCGCTCGACGTTCAGCACCATTAGCGTCGCCATCTGGACGCCGATCGCGCGGCGCCGCGCGGTCGGCGGGTCCGCGACCCACACCGCGCCCAGCGGCTCGATCACCTGCGCGATCGCCGCGCGCACCCGCGTGTCACGCTCGGCGAACACCATCCCGAGCGCGAGGGCCGGGAAATCGTCCCGCAGCCCCTGGAACGCATCCGCGGCCGGCGACCACCCGCAGCGCCGCAGCAGATCCGCCGCGATCGCCGCCGGGTGCTCGAGCAGCGCGCCGCTCGTGTCGTCGCGCCGGCCCACCACCTGCACCGCCAGCTCGGCCTCGGGCGCCCGCGTCAGGCGCACGGTCGCGATCGCGCGGCCGGTTTCGTCGAGCCGCTGCACCAGCTGCCAGCCCTCGATCGCCTTGCCCGCACTGCGCACCGCCTCCACGGCGACCACCGGGTGATCGGCGACGAGCCACTCCAGCCCCGCGTCGTCGAGCGGCACCGGCGACAGCGTGACGCGCCCATACACCCACGGCAGCACGCGTGCGGCCGCCTCGGTGCGGTACCGCGGCAGATCTGCCGCCACACGCAGCGGCAGGGGATCGGACAGCAGTCTCATCACGACTCAACCCTCCAGCGAAAGCGTTGCCACGTCGGCCAGCGTCACCGCCTGAACCGACCCGGTGAACACGGCCACGTCATCGATCAGCAGCACCGCGCGAGCCCGCAGCGGCGGCACCGCCAGCCGCGCGGCCGCCTCGCCGCGCGCGTTATCCAGCACCACGCTCACGCTCGGCACCTCGCCGTTGATCGCCGCCCGCTGCGGCCCCGCATCCAGCACCGCGAACACCACCGGCGGCACGGTCTCCACGCGCAGCGTCATGCTCATGCCAGCACCGCCCTGAACGGGAGCTCCACCGACACCATGGGCTCGACCACCCCCTCGGCCTGCCAGCCCATGTGCTCGGTCAGCACGATCTCGTCCGCATCGATCACCGCGATCGCCGCGCGCGCCGGCACGCGCACGTCGGGCACGATGCACACCGGCTCCATGCCCTGCTCGGCCGTGTGATCCACGATCCCCAACAGCGCGTCGACGTTGGCCCCGATCAGCGCACCGCCCTGGTCGAGCTCCCAGCGCCACGCCCCGCCCGTGCCGCGGCCGCGGTACAGCGCCGCCGGGTTGATGCCCTGGCCGCGCGCCAGGCCATACTGCCTGCGCATCGTCAGATCCGACGCCCCCACGCTTGGCTGCCAGCCCACGCCGGCCCACAGCCAGCCGATCGACCCGCCCGCGCCGGCACCCGTTACCACGACCCGCAGATAGCGCGCCGCGGTACCGGCCGGCAGCACCGCCAGCACCGCCGATGCATGCCACGCCGGCGTCGCCGTCCATTCGCCAATGGCTGCCACGCCGCCAGAGATCGTCACCGCGCAACTGCCCGGCAGCGTGTGCAGCCCTAGCAGCACCGCCTCCACGTCGTGCACCGCCAGCAGATCCACGTCGATCGTCACCGCAGCGCCGGACCACGCAAATCCCTCGCCGATGCGCGGCTGGCGCATCCTGCTCGTCCCGTAGGTCGCCACCGCTTGGTAGATCGCCGAGTCACCGCCGACGAAGCTGGGCGCCGCGCCCGGGGTCGCAGACAGGCTCAGCCCATCGCCCAGCGCGTGCGTTGCCCCGAACAGATCGCCCACCGTCCAGGCCCCGCCGTCCCGACGCCAGCGCAGCGTGCCGCCTTCGATCGACACGTCGATCGCGTCCCCGGTCTCGAACGGGATGCCACCCGGCGCGAGCGAGGCCGTCACCGGCCCGGCCACGTACTGCGCCGGCGCCGACGGATCGAACAACCAGTCGGGCAGGGCGCCCGACACCGTGCCGCGTACCGTCCACGTCTGCGTCGGGTCGCCCGCTGCGCCGCCGGAGAACGGCGCGCTGCTCGCGGCTACCACCGGGATCACGATCTTGTCGCCCTGCTTGTACCCGGCCATTCCGGTACCCCGGATCGTGACCGTGACCTTGTCGCCGTCCTTCAGCCGGTGCTCGCACGCCGTGACGATGCCGAACCCGAACTCCCGGCTCGATGCTGGCGTGCCGTCGCACCCGAGCACCGCCGACACATACGGCTGATTCGTGACTGCGGGGAGATACTCGCCGGACTCGTCCACCCACCAGTGCGACGCCTCCGGATAGTCGCGCCAGCAGCTGCCCCCGCTCACACTGCTGCTGGCGTCAGATTTTGGGACGATGCCCGCCACCGCACGGACGTGGTCCATCAGCGAGCCGATCTTGTCCGCCCAGCGCAGATCGCCACTATCCCAGGACCGAAGCCCTCCGCTTGGCACCAGCTCCCACACCACAGTCCCGTCCGTCACATCCGTCCCGTCGGTCGCCCACACGGGCTCGGTCGCTGCCGTGCTGCCCGCGGTCTTCACCGCATAGAACCACCCATTTCCCGGGTCGATCCGCTCGCCTGCGGCCCTCGCAGTCGAAGGCCGCCAGTAGTACGGCATCGCCTCATACGAGATCGCCGCATTCTGCGCGTCGATCCACGGCCCATCCCCAGACCACGAAGGCTCCGGCGACCCCAGCTTATCGCCGGCACTGCCCCCCCCGATGATCTGGTACAGCCGGCCAGTGGGGATCGAGCTGCGCAAGTACCGATTCGGATCGAACCCTTGAAAGGAGATGTTCGCGACAAAGTAGCCAGGCTGGTACAGGGTCGCCCGGAGCGCAAGCCCGCTAGCCCCCTCATACGGACCGAGCTCCAGCTGCAGGCTGGCCCAGTAGGCATCCCACTGCGCCAGCGCCGCAGCATCCCCATAGATTTCCGAGAGGCATCCAGCCAGCGCTCTCACCATCAAATTCGCAAAATCGATATCCGTACTGTCGGCGACCACGCTATCCGGCCGCCCCCAATTTTGGACCAGCGCCACATTCGATTCGATGAAATCCGCCCGCCACGCATACAACTGCACCAGCCGCGTCTGATACGCCGCATCGAGTGCCATACCCGTACCTCCCACATCCAGCCCCAGGCATGCGCCCGAGAGATTGAGCGCCGGCAGGTCTGCGCACACGCAATCGGCCGGCGGGCGCTTGCGGTACGTGAACGTGATGCTCTTATCGGTCGCGGCCGCACCCAGCGTCAGCGGCTTGAAGCACAGCGCCGGCAGTCCCTCGTCCGCCTCGCGCGAGGCCAGCTGCACCAGCGCGCTGATGCGCGCGCCGTCCGCGTTGCTCGCGGGCAGCGGTATCCGGAACTGCACCGGCCCGGACGTGTACAGCTCGCCCGCCACGGCCGCGGGCAGCTCGCCCGACACGCCGCCGCGGACCGTCCACAGCGGCGCCACGCTCTGCCCCGCGTAGGTCAGCACCAGGTTTTCCGTGGGCGCGGCGGGCGACACCGACACCACCTCGACCACGCCGCCCGTCGGCGGCAGCGCGTGTGCATCGGTGCGCAGCGGGATATCCGTCACCGCCATGCCACCGGGCGCTGTATCGCGCGCCACCAGGCCGCGCACCCGCGCCAGCGCGCTCCGCGCCTCCACTTGGCTCAGGAAGTCGTAGATCGTGACCGCCGCATACACCTCGGTGCTCACGCCATCCGTCAGCGACAGCGCGTAGTCGCCCGCCACCTGCAGCAGCCGCACATCCGCCGGAATCTCGTAGGCCGTCGCCGGGTCCAGGCGATACACGAACCGTCCGCCCTCCCACGTCTTCCACGCCCGGTGCACCGTCGGGAAGCCCTCGAACTGCAGCCGCAGCGCCGCATCCGGGATGCCCGCATCGGTCGCCGTCGGCTGCCCCCAGTCCCACTGCGGGCCATCCAGGCTATCGGTGCCGGCCGCGATCGGCTCGAGCGTCGCGTACTGCATCGGCGTCGTAGCGACGTTGCGCGTCACCGACAGCGACAGCGCGTTGCCCGCCGTGCCCGTGGCCCGCGCAACCAGCGCCGCCCCGTAGAACTCCAGCGCCGCCGGCACGGGCTCCGTGCCCGCGTCGAGCAGCGCGAACGTCAGCTCCTCCGGCACCGCGGCAGGCGACAGCGCATCGATCGACAGCACCCCGTTGCCCACGCCCCGAATCACCGGCGCAGACGGCGTCAGCGCCCCGCCCGAGCCCGACACCACCTCCACATCCACCACCGTATCCGCCGCGCCCGTATAGCTCCCGCTCACCACGAGCCGGCCGCCGCCCTGGCGCGACTGCGCCACCAGGCGCACGTCGTCGCTCGCGCGCTGCGTGCTCGCCGTCAGCGTCGCGCCCGCCACGCGGTTGTCCTGGTTGCTGATGATCCGGTTCACCGAGATCGACATTTACAGCGCCCCCTTCCGTTGCAGATCCGTGATCACCGGCCCGAGCTGGCGGGCGAAAGCCTCCAGGCTTGCGCGGTCGCCCGAGAAAATGCCCGAGCCCGGCAGATTGATGTTGAGCGTGGTCTGCCTGGCGCCCGCCGCAGCCGCGGCCGGTGCGGCCGCCTGCACCCCGGCGCCGCCCGCCGACACGCCCGACGAGCTTCCCGAGCTCGATCCACGCGGCGTCGCCGACGCATTCGCGCGCTGCCGCGCCTCGGCGCGGTAGATCTGGTCGATCAGCCCCAGTTGCTCCTGGAGCAAATTGATTTCACGTTGCAACCGCTCCGCCTCGCCCGCATCCTTGCGCAGCTCGGCCCGGCGCAGATCCAGTCGCGTCAGCTCGATCGTGCGCAGCACCTCGGCCTGGTCGCGTGACTGCCGCGCGCTGGCGATCTGCTCCTCGGTCCCGTTCAGCTCCAGCAGCCGCAGGCGCAGCTGCTCCACGCCCTCGGCAGCGTTGCTCGAAAACTCCTGCTGCTTGGCGTCCAGGCGCTCCATCTCCTCGATGTACAGCCGTGCCGCCGCACGCGCACCGTCGATTGCCCCCGCGCTCGCGCGGAACGAGTTCGCCTGGTCGAGCGCGCTGTTGTAGACCGCCGACGCCACCCGCTTCGCCTCATCCGCGTAGCGGCTCTGCGCCGTCGTCGCATCCACCAGCGACACCGTCACCGACTTCACCGCCGCGTTCTGCGCGCGCGCGGCCTCCACCATGCTCTCGCCCGCCTCGCCGGCAGCCTCGCCCAGCTCGCGCGCGCTGTCGGCGGCTTCCTTGAGCGCCTGTCCGGCGCCCTTCACCCCGAACGCCGCCTCGGCCATCGTCTGCACGATCACCTTGCCGGTCTTATCCACCTCGACCGCGAGCCCCAGCGCCGACGCCTGCGCCTTCACGGTCGCATCGGCCACGCCGCCATTGGCCGCCACCGCCTGCTCCGCGTAGGCGGTGAACGCGGCCTGGAGCTCCTCCGCCGTCGCCTTGCCCGAGTCCCGGATCACCTCGAACGCCTGCTTCGCCTCCGCGGCCGCGCGGTCCATCTCCTTCTGCGACGTCACCCCCAGCTTGCGGAAAGCCTCTTCGACGCTATTGACCCCCGGCGTGATGTCATCCGCCTTCCTGCGGATCTGCTCGAGCGCTGTCGTTACTGCATCACCGGCCAGCTTCCCCTCAGTGCCCAGCTGCTTCACCACTTCGCCAAGCTTCTGCAGCTCGGCCGGGTTTCGCGCAGCCTCGGTCATCTGCCCGATCGCAGCAGCCACGGCCGCACCGGCATTCACGCCCGCATCTTTCAGCGGCCCGAAGTTCGCGGTCAGGAACTCGAGCGCCTGGCTCGACTTGGCGAACTCCTCTGACACCTTGCTGCTGTACTCGGCGAGATCGACGCCCAGCACCTGGGCCGCGCGCGTGCCCAGCGCCTCCAGAGCCGTATTCAGCTCTGCCGTCTTCGAAAGGGTGTATTCCTGCAGCACCCGCATCGCATCGGCGGTCGCCGCAACCTCATCCGTCGCGGCGCTCACGGCATCCAGCGCGCCACGCAACTGCTCTTGTGTCGCGGCTCCGCTCGCAGCCAGCGACACGAAGGCCGCATCGGTCTCTGCCAGCCTTGCCTTCGCCTCGGCGTTCGCCTTGGCCATCGCATCGAATGACGCGGCGCTCCACTCAATCTGCTCGCGCAACGCCGGCAGGGTCGCGTCGGCCAGCTGCTGCAGCTCGCCGCCCTCGATCTTGGCCATCGCCTCGGGGATGCCCTTGCCCAGCGCAAGCGCCGCCGCAGCGGCCTTCACCTCCGCCTCGCCTGCCGCGGCAGCCAGGCCCTGCATGCCCGGCGCCGCAGCCGCAGCCGCGCGGCCCAGCCCCGCCACCGCTACGCCCGCGAGCCCGGCCTCCGTGGCCAGTCGCGCGGCCTCTTCCTTGCTCAGCCCCATGGACGCGCGCAGCGTATCGTTGTGCTGCGCCGCGCCCAGCAGCTTCTTCCTCGCCTCGGCCTCGATATCCGCGAAAGCGTCTTTCAGCCCGGAAAAGTCCAGCGTCGCCACCGCGCCCGCAAGCGCGCCGATCGTCTTGCCGATGCCCACGATCGCCACATCGAGCAGCACGATGGCCGCCTGCGCCACCTCCGCGCCCCGCTTCAGGCCGTCGAAGCCCCCCGAGTTCTGCAGGTTGTCGACCAGGTCCACGAACGCGTTCTTGATGTTCGCGAACTCCTGCCCCAGCGTCTGCCCCGCCTGCGTGCCTGCGCCGTACAGATCCTCCAGCCCAGCAACCAGCGCGGGGAACAGCTGCTGCGCCGTCAGCTGTCCGCTCTCCGTCAGCGCGATCAGCTCTTGCGTGGTCACGCCCAGCCCCTTGGCTGCAGCGTTCATGGCGCCGGGCAGCGCCTCGCCAAGTTGCCCGCGCAGCTCCTCCATGCTCACCACGCCCTTGCCGGCCATCTGCGCCAAGGCCGTCAGCGCGTTCTGGGTCTCCGCGCTGCTCTTCCCCGCGACCGCCATGGACGAGGACACCGCCTCGAACACCCGGCGCGTCGCATCCCCTTCAACCGCCGTGCCCTTGGTCGCCGCCGAAAGCGACAGAAACGCCTGCGCGGCGCCCTGTACATCCGTGCCCGCGCGGCTCGCCACCGCCTTCACGAAGTCCAGATCGGCCGCGGCCTTTTCCGCATCGCCCGACACCGCAGCCAGGCCAGCGCGCAACGCCTCCATGCTGGCCGCCGTCTGCAGCACTTCGACCACGCCGAACGCAGCCGCCAGGCCTTTCAACTTGCCCGCCACCTCGCCGGCAATGCCGCCGAGCCCGGACACCTTCCCCGCGGCCGCGTCGCTTGCGCTACCTACGCCCTGCAGTCCCGGTCGCAGCTCGCCCGCGCGTTTCGCAACCTGGTCGGCGCTCGTCGCCAGGCGAGCCTGCGCACTGGCCAGAGAATCGAGCTGCGGCTTCGCCTCGCCGGCCCCCGAGGCAAGCTCATCCATCTCGCGAGCCAGGCCCGACAGCTTCTCTTCGCCAGCCGTCGAAACCTTTACAGTAATCCCGGCTTCGTGATTCGCGCCCGCCATGCTCGCTCCGTGGGGTAGGGTTCAAGTCCCGCCCGGCGCCAGCGCCGGACGGGTCGCATCATCAGATCAAGCTGATCCGCATGAAGCCGCCGTAGTCCGCATCCGACTCCAGCTCGGTCACGAAAAGCGCCTCGCCCGCCAGCTGCAGCGACGCCTCCTCCTCCGCGATCCACGAGAAGTCCCCGTCCATCGCCAGGTTGATGCGCGGGATGATGATCCGCGCGCGCTGGCCCGAATCGTTGATCCCGTTGAAAATCAGCCCGCGCTCCACGCCGGTGGTGCTGAACGCGCTGATGTTCGTGTACGCCGCGTAGCTGTAATCCACCTTCAGCGGCTCCACGTGCGCCGCCGGATGGGCGATCAGGCGGCAGCGCGCGTGCTTCGCGTCCTCGATCGTGTAGTGCGTGTCCAGCACGTACACCAGCGGGGTCACCGCCGTGCTGTCCTCGATCACCACGTTCGACACGTCCGGGTGGCGCAGCGTGAAGTAATCGCCCACCGCAAGCGTCGGCAGCTGCTCGTTCGTCACCGTGCCGCCGGCCTCGGCCACCGCATCCCCGTAGAACGCCGCGGCAAGGGTCCGGCCCGAGAACTGCACCATCGACAGCGACACCGACAAGCTCTTGCTCGTCGTGCGCTCGCGCAGCGTCAGCCGCTGGCCCGAGCACGTCTCCTTGATCGCGGCTTTTTCCACCGCGAGCGAGGTCGCCAGCTGCGACGTGCCGCAGCCCACGCGGTACAGATCCACCAGATAGCCCTGGTCGGCGCGGCCGTTCACCGGATCGTAGCGGCCGATCATCACCGGCCCCTGGCCGTCCCAGATGATGGGAGTGTTCTTGTCCATCGCTTACTCCTTGGCTTTCGCCGTCTTCGGTTGGACCGCGGCCGACTCGGCCGCGGCGGCGGGCTCGTCGGCCTCTTCGGCCACGCCCAGGCCGATCAGCCACTCGGCCTTGTGCTCTTCCAGGCTCAGCTTCGCGCCGGCCGGATACTTGCGCCCCGCATGGGTGTGGGGCGCCTTCAGGGTGATCCGCTTCATTTCTCTGGTCTCCAGGGTTGCGGTCGGGGTTATCTGCACGGTCCCGCCGGGTCGGTCTCGTCGTGCTCGGTCACCAGCCGCAGTCGCGCGGCGTGGCACAACACCCCGGCAAACATCACCGGGGTCGCTTCTTCCAGGGTGATTCCAGCCGGGTCCGCCTGCTGTCGCACCCGCACCCGCCCGCCCAGCGACGGGTCGAGCTCGAACGCCTCCGCGATCGCGTCCACCAGCGCATCCATCACCAGCTCCGACGCCGCCGCATCGGCCAGCGCCCGGTACCCGGTGATCTCCCACGTCGTGGTCACCCTCCGGCGCCCTGGCGTCACACGCGCCGCCGCAAACGCCGCGCGCCGCACATACCAGCCCTGCAGCACGTCCTGCGCGCCCTCGTCGGCCGCATACACCGCGCGCAGCCCGGTGTGGTTCGCCGCGTAGCGCTCGTACGCATGCACCTGCCCGGCGCCCGGCACGGCCGCCAGCGTCGCAACGATCGCAGCGCGGATGTCTTGGGTCTTGCTCATTGTGGGTCTCCGATGCGCTGTGCGATGCGCTCCACGGCCCGGCTCAGCCCGGCCTGTATCGCGCCCTGGTTGGCCTCGAACGTGTCGCGGAACATGAAGGCCCCCTCGGTGCCCACGCGCGCGATCTTGGTGGCGATCGCAAATGCCGCCGACCGCGCCTCTTTGCCGCGCACGCCCAGCCGCTGCCGCGCCCAGATCTCCAATGCGTCGATCCCGTCCTTGCCCACGAAGTGCGGCCGCGTACCCAGCTCCACCGGCACCGCATAGCCCAGCGACGACCCCACCCGCCCCTCGATCCCTAGGCCTGGCAGCTCACGGACGTCAAAGCCCACGCTCTCGCGCAGCGTCCCTTGCGAAGTCGGCGTCCGCTCAACCACCTCAGCCTGCAGATGCGCCAGCGTCGTCGCCACGAAGCCGCGCAGCTCCTCGCGCACCACCTCCGGCGCCCTGGCGATCTGCTGCCCCAGCCGGGCCACCTCGCGAGCATCCAGCTCCACGCGCAGCACCTCAGCGCCTCCGGTACATGCGGCCGCGACCATGGCTCGTGGGCAGCGTCAGATCCACCACCACGCCCGCGGCGTCGATCCGCGGCTGCTCCACGCCCTGCGCATTCACGTCGATCCCCAGGTGCGCGAAGTAGCGCGCGCGGTAGCTCTTGGCGCGCATCGCCCACTCGCGCGCCGGGTGCGCCTGGTCGACGCGGTCGGCCGCAATCGTCGCGTCCTGCGCGCTCGCATGCACCGTCGCAATCTGCTCGGCCAGCACGCTCGCCGCGTAGCACGCCACCGCCTCGCGGTGCGCCGTCGGGATCGTCGTCGACGTCGCATCCACCCGGTGCGGCGCACCGTAGTGCAAGCGCGCCGTCGCGCCCGGCATCGCCGCCTGCAGCAGCCCGATCACCTCGCCGGTCGGCGTGCGCCACACCGTCCAGGCATCCGCCTCGAGCGGCGCCGGCGGCGTCGTCACCGGGCATTCCACCGCACGCAAATCGCTTGCACCCGAAACCCAGCCCAGCGGCAGCGGCACAGTCACGCCGTCCGCCGTCACCACGTCTTCCACCAGCTCGCGCGGGCGGTCGTGGCTGTAGCGCGCCAGCGCCAGCTCGATCGCACGCTCGCGCTGCTCGGGCGACACCCACTGCGCGGCATCGCGCACCAGGTCGTCGATCAGGGTTTCCAGCTCGGAGAGGGTTGCGGCGGGCATCGGGGCACTCGGGGCGAGGGGACTGCCCGGATGTTGCCGCGCGCGCGCGAAGCCGCTGAAGTAAA